CGAATTTATCCAGAACAGCAAAATACCAGCCATTCCAGAAAAAATCAGCCAAGGTATCAGATGCTTTGCCTGTTGGGTATGAAACGATCATGAGGTAATTACCGTGTTCTGTTTGGTCAAAATAACCCTTGGCTTTGGCATATGTGGCTGAAGATTCATCATAGTCAGTCGCTACCTCGTCAAGGGATGTATATTCTTTATAATTGCCGCCCGTAGCTGATGCAATCGCACCATCCGGAGCTTTGTAATTTGTAACTGTCGATGTACCAGCAGTAGCATTGCCAACCGTAGCATTTGCCGGTTGTTCAGTCATAATTAATAGATTTCCGTAACCGACATTGGGTACAGGGATAATTTCTTGGATGTTGATAACAACATCTGCGATTTGTGGCACTAACGTAGTTGCCATTATTAATCACGCTCCTTGTTTTCTTTAATATTTGTTTGAGTAATTTGCGGCTTATATTGATCGGCAACCGTGTAGTCGTCGCGAACGATGTAAGTCACTGTAAACAGAAAATTGTAATCTTGGGTTTGGTTCGCCAGAACTTGTGTTGTCTACCACCGAATCCAGCTTGTAGGGACGCATGTTGGCTTTACTAAACTCAATTAATACGTCAGGACGATAAATCGCCTTACGAACAGCCTCAAGATTGTCTTGAGCTTCATAAGGCGATTGGGCGTGCGATTCAATTTGGACTCCGGTGAAGAACAATTCGTTTTCAACTACATCAATCGTGGCTGACTGATGCGAGTTAAATGGGACTATGGCAAAGTATGGAAACGGTGGTCGTTTATCATTGCTATTGCCATAGGTGGTTTCTAATCCAGTCGCATCTTTGATCACAGCAATAATGCGATTCATAAAATCAAGATGGCTAAATGTTTGGCTCATCTTTATCACTTACCTTCAATTCATAAATCACGATATCGGAATATCCCTGAAAATCTGTAATTGATTTAATGAGATATTTCATTCCCGTTCGGACATCCACAACCACAGAATCTTTAGGGAAAAACTTGGTACCGACTAGTTCCATGTCAAAATCCAAATCAGTACCAGTATTTCGTTGGTAAGTCATAGCGGTAAAAGTCCCAACTGGTACGAGTGCCCATTTGGCTTCAAGGTCAGGCGTTCTATCAGTAATTAACTGATGCGTTTTAAAGCCGCCGCTAGACGCACCCTTATCACTGTCAGCACTATAAATTTGAATTGGCACACCCATTTTCTTGACGATGCTACCCATTTTTAAATGCATATTAGAACTTCCTTACTTCATAGATAATTGATTGAGCTAACCGGCCAGTATCGACCAGGGGATTATCAACACCATGCTTGCGAGCCTTTGTAGCTGGCGCATTGTGAGGCGTTTTCCATCCTATGATTGCTTTTCGAATGTCTGCTACAACGATGTTGCCCATATGATGCATACAACCCTCAGCCGTTTGGCGACCCATGACAATCTCATGGATTTGGTTGCGATATTCTTTAGTCCAAGCATTAAACCGTTTGTCATAAGTCTCAGTAAAGTAATGTCGATGTGGAATTATGACTTCCTTGACCAAATAGAACATTACTTGCCCCGAATCATCGACCAGAATACCTTTACCATCGCCCCTTGTCCTAAGATGTAAGTTGTCATAATCCTTAGCGCTTTTGCCACGTGGCACGTGTTCACTCGGGATAGTCAGATACTTACTGTTAATCGGCTTGATATGTGCACCAAATTCCAGTACATGCGCAATCATTGCCAAATTGCCGCCTTCCTCTGACAGAACACCTACGAACAACTCCCGATGCATCAGCTTCTTTAGTTCAGGAATGCCTTTTTCCAGATGGTTATAACTCATTGTGGTAACACCGCCAAACTGATACGTGGCATACCGTTGTCACCATATAGCGACCATAAGCGATAATAATCAGCTCCCCAGGTCGTTAGTTGCAGCCACTTTAACCAGTCCTGTGAACCAGCTTTAAAGTAAGTAACTTGAATCGGCCCAACTTTTTCAGCAGAAACTAACGTTGAAGAGGTACCAACAATGTACTTATGAATAGTTAGATATCGTTCTGCCATCTCCAGAATGTCAGTATCGGTAGTTGAGAAGCCATCATGAGCCACTTTGATATGCGCATCAGAGATGTATTGCTGAATGGTGGCTTCGGGAACATCCTCAAACGTATCAAGAGCCGAGTTTTTAACGGCATCAATCGTCGTGTAATTTGCCATTCAGCTCATCCCCTTACTTTAGTTTTGCTTTGATAACATCTACAACACCTTTACGGTTCGCACTCGTAGTTTCAGATTTCAGAAGTGCTGCTAAAACACTTTTATCTGAAATCGTCCGAATCGCGTTAGTTGCATCCGCCACATTCATATTTGCCACATCAGGGGTTTCAATTGGCGCAGAGGTCGACACATTGGTTGCTGGTGTAGTCTTAGTGCTTTGTTGAACGTCTTCAATGACTAATTGTCCGTCTGCTACTAGTGGTTTAATGAGCGGATCAGCAAGGGCTTTTTTGACCTTGTTAACATCTTTTGAAATCAGGTCATTCAAGCCTCGCTTGATCATCACACCATTAATTACACGGTTAAATTGAGTTTTGTTTTCAACTTTGACCAAAATAGCGCCTCCTAAACATTATCGACACGGTTTACCAAATAAGGGCGACGAAGAATAATGCCGCCTAATCGTTCGTACAAAGCAATCCGGTGAGTCCAGAAGTTGACAATCTCTTCTTGTGAGCGACTCATTGGGTCAGCAATCGCAATCTGAACGGTATCTGGCTGATTATCAAAGATAATCAAAGAATCCTTGCCACCAGCGCCAGCGCCCTTAAGTTCAGGAATTGAAACGATGCTTGAGAACCAGCCGTTTGCTTGAACGACTGCCATGATTGAACGTGAATCGTAATCACTGTAGCGACGATTAAGTTCTTCATAAGCATCAGGAGCTAAGCCCAGAACTGGTTTGATATTTGAGAAACCGTTGATCAACGTCAGTGTTTTACGTGCTTTACGAAGCACTTCTACAATGGCTGCAGAATCAGTGATTGCTGAAAATGGGCCATCAGTATTTGTAGTAACCGTACTGTCAGGTGAGTTAAATAATCCGTTAATACCTTTGGTTTGATCACCAAGAAAGCAGATTGAATTTTCTTTCTCAGCGATTGCCCGTGCAGCAGTTGCAATCTTGGTTACATTGGGTGTTAAGCCAGCTAAATGTGCTTGTTTAAGTTCTTCATCCGTCCAAGTAGCACCAACTTCAATCCGAAAGATTGAGCTGTCGACTGGTGTCATATCAGTGTCAACCATCGGGATGTCATTAGAACGTTCTTCCAGAAGTTTTGCTTGACCAAAGCTTCTAGCTACGTAGTAACGATATGATGTTGCGCCTTGAGGGATATCCGTATAAGGCTTAATTAAGCTTCGAGCCAGAAGCGATTGTTGAGGTGCTTGATAGATAGTTTTATCAATCGCCTTCAAATCGCGAGCTTCTAGCATTACATGAGAGTTTGCCATGCTGTTGTCATTCCTTTCTATTGAGCCGTAGTTTTACCAACTACTGCATTTCCAACGGTGGCATCACTTACTCGCTGGAGTAGCGTATGGAGCACCTAAATTAAGCTGAACGGGAGCGGTTGATACTTGACCGAAGTCCGTCTTGGAAACAGATGAGGCATTGAATTTGCCATCGTCCAAGAATTGACCGATAACCGTATCACCAGCAGCGGCAGTTTTGAATACACCACCATTACCAACCGTAGCCGGATCGCCAGCTTTTACATCAGCGCTAATCTGAACAGTAACCGCACCAGAACGCATTACCGGAATCTCATCTTTGGCATCCCATTGTTCGACATCTCGTGAATCCCAGCTTTGAATGTAATATCGATTAAGTACCACGCCATAAACACCAGTGCCGTTAGCAGCCGGTGCAATCACGTTGTTAGTCTTAGTTACCGCAATGCCGAATGGAACTACATCGGCTGCATGGTCAGTATTAACAACATAAGGTTGGTTAGTAGCAATTGTTCCGGCACCTAATGGACCAGAGACATAGCCGGTACCTTGAGGAATAAAATTAGGCATTACTTTTCACCTCCGAATTTCTTATCATACAAATCAAGGTTTTTCCCGATCTTTGTTTCGTTGGCACTATCCTTGTGGAATTCGCCACCAGCGTTATCAAAGCCGGTATTTTCTGCGATGTCCTGCATAGCGTCGAAATAGGTGTTGATATAAATATCATCCTTATCTTTCTCGTCGAAGCTATCGTTCAATTTCTTGATCGCATCAACCTTGATTTGTTTATCATCTTTGCTTTCAAACTCGTATGAGTCGCCTAGAACTTTCTTAGCTTTCTTTTCGAGTGCTAAACGGTTCTTTACGGCTTCTTGAATGCTATCAGCAGCATCTTGTTTGGCTTTCTTAGCCTTAGCTTTTTCAGCATCCTTTTCAGCATTGGCTTTAGTAGCTTCACTTTCAGCCTTTTCTTTGTCGTCCTTAGCAGACTTGAGCTTCTTTTCAGTCTCTTCAGCGGTTTCCTTGCTCTGTTTGGCTTGCTCTTTAGCATCGGTAATCTGTTGCTTATAATCCTTAATTTGAGCTTGAATTTTGTCCGCTGCATCTGATTCAAGCTCAACAGTGTCGCCTGAATCAAGTATTAACTTGGTCATTTGATTCCCTCCATTCGATTTGTGTTTGTCTAGAACCATCTCGGCAGAATCGCCAAACAGATTGACATCATGTCCGGCTCTGCCCCGATCAACAATGGCAATGTGGTTGATCTTGATATTCTTTTGTGCCGCATCATATCGCGTTCCTTGGTATTCGCCCGGGTTCTCATCAACATTGGCTAAAAAGCCAATTGATAACTCATGTTTGCCGTCTCGAATCTGATCAAGTGTCTTCTGATCAGCCACCGTCATGGACACCTTCAGATGCCTACCATCACTCTGCGCATCATTGTGCGTCATTCCTACGGCATATTTTTTATAGTTAGCAGGTTTAACTGTTTCGCTGGGATGATCGTTCGTAATGGGCTTTGAGTTAGCAGACTGAACAGTTTCCGGCGAAAAGATATCATCAGGGAGCTTGGCTTCCATCAATTCAGACCCGTCAGAGAAGCGATATGGGAACACACCTGGCTTAGCAATTGGACAAGCGGTGATATTCAGAAAACCATCGTCGTCAATCGCCGAATCCATGATTGCCATTCGGTCATATCTGGTAACAGTTTTCAAATCTGCCACCTTCTATTCGCCGAGTGGAACCATGAAGTAACGGTCTGGTGAATAGATGATTTGCCCGACTTGAACCTTGCGATACTTGCGAATGCCGTTGTACCAACGTAACTGTTCAGATCCACGCTTAAAGTGATTGGCAACATCGGCAATTGACTCGCCTTCTTGAACTTGGTAAGTTGCATCTTCATAATAAGTGCAGTCGTTGGGATGATTAACCCAGAAATTCTTCTGCTGATTAGTCAATCTCAAATTGCCATAGTGAGAGGCTACTTGCTGCGCACGTACCGTTGGATCTTCGGAGTATACCTCATCAACTGGAGAAACAGCTGATGAACTAGCCGGTGCTGAATTAGTAGGCGCATCACTTTTAGCTAGAGTACTTGATGCAGAGCTGCTTGGATAAGTGGAAGCAGCGTATGAAGCACTGGAACTGGTTGGTGCTGAACTACTTGATGCAGAACTAACTGAGCTAGTTGTTGCATCACTGCTTGAACTACTGTCTTGTGCCATAATAAAATCCCCTTTTTCTAGTTTTGCTAGGCATCAAAAAAGACGCTCATTTCTGAACGCCTCATCCCTAGTAATGTGGCTATGTGGGCTTGCACCATATCGCGGTCTCTGCCTAGCCACTATTAAATTAATCCCTGTGCCTGATATTCATGAAGTTGATCGGCAAATACTGGTAATGCAACGCATCGGCATTGGATTGGTTCACCTGGCACCATGCCGTTATCACCGCCAGCAGGATCACCATATCTTTGTAAACTTTGGTCAAGTAATTGATGCAAATCACGCACACGGGCGTCTTCCATTGACTGCCAGATATAATAATCGGCACCAGCTTCTTGCTGACGATGTGCGTTGATTTGGCCAAGAATACTTCCAGTCTGATCACGAGCGATTAAATGGGCGTGAGCGCTGGTTGCGTCGTCAATTTTGGCAATCTCCTTAGCAATTTCGCCCGTTCCTTGCCCTTTGGTGACGCCATTAAAAACGGTTGATTCTACTTGTTGGGCGTATTGATCATGTAAGGTCGTAATGCGACTAACATTCTCCGCAATCTTACTTTGGGTATACTGTCTTAAAAAACGATCTGAAGATATCGGATCAATGGATTGCGGTCCCATTTGAACTTTCAGACCGTTATAACTCCACTTATCAACGTCTTTAATAAACTCTCTAACCCAAGCTTCTAAAGTAATATCATTAAGTCCGGATTCTAATTGGTTCTCTAAATACTGCATAGCTGCTTTAAGCTGGTCGGCAACACTATCGTTAGTGTCGTCGTCTTGATAAATGGCTGATTGTTTGTAAATCGGGATAATCGTATATCGCCACAATTGGTCGGCTCTTTTAAACCATTGCTTCAGCAAGCTGTCCATGTACTTGTGATAGCGTGTCTCTAATCCAAAGCAGAACCGTGTTGGCACAATGTGCGGTAACAATTCCTTGGGTATTTTGATCAGTTTAGCCATGCCGTCACCTACTTAAATAGCCTCTTAAACCAGTTTTGATGCTTAGCAGTTTCACCGTTGTACTTTTTAACCAGCTCATTCTTCTCACTATCAGTTAGCTGTTCAAAGGGCTTAATATCATCCGCAGAATCGCCCGTGAACGCATTCTGGGCATTATTCTTATCGGTATCTAGGAACGCGTCATGAGCTTCCTCTGGGCTCAAAGCACCACATTGAACTAAGGCTGATAACCCTTGTGCTTTTGCCAGGGATGTTTGTGCATTCGTCTGTGAATCTTGTTCCCAAAGTGGATTAAAGTTAAGCTCCCAGTTGATACTATCTGGATCAACATTGCCTACGTTCTTAGCTTTCAACAATAGTCGAATTAAACGTTCCAGAAATGGTCGTAGAACATTCTCTTGTTGCGACTTGATGTAAGAATAATAGTTCTGCACATCGGTCTGTGTACCAGATACCTTTCCTGACTGTTGACCTAAGAGAACCGTTTTAGGAATGTTAGTCGCTGCCGATAAGTTGTCCCACATGAAGCTGATTAGTGAATCGACACCGGTTAATTGTGTGCCAACTTTGGCAACCTCATCATTCTGACCAATCAAAGCCAGTGATTCGGTAGTAAACTGGTAGTTCATCATACCGGATAATTTAGCCAACTGTTTGGGGTCCGCACTAGCTGTATCAATTGAATTCGATGAATAGGTTTTAAACGAAAGATCGTTCATGATTTGCCCCACCGACCAGTTAGCAATGTCAACTAGCTTTAGAGCATCAAAGATTGTTTCGTAAATTGAATGTCCCTGATCATCGCCCTCGTCACGCCCGTATTCCGCATGCATATATCGTGAAGCGTCTATGGTCTTCATCAAACCATTCTCAGTCTGCATGTTATTCTCCAGATCATAGACTGAATTGCCTACCGTAACTTGGATGTTGGCTTCTTTGCCATACGTTGGGCTAAACGGCCAGAGGTTAGTAATGATGTTGCCTACAATCCGTCTATCAAACGGTTGAATGTACTGAACATCTAATAGATTATCAGTGTCAAGTGGCTCTTCTGAATCATCATTTTTCTGACCCTCAATGCCACCGATGGCAATAAATGAATCGCCCCACTTCAGGCGATCACTAAGGAATTTTGCAAAGACGTTCTGACTATTCAAGTCTTTGAGCTTCTGGTTTATTAAATCGTCCAGGTCTTTATTGTCAGAGGTAAACTCCCAGCCATTCCGCGTCATATCGGTTGCAGGCATTGTAATTACCATATGAGCAACGTGGTTATCGTGGTCAAGCTGTTGGATTTGATTATCATCTAGTTCCCGATAACTGCCATGTGGCACAAGATTGCTGTAGCTCTTTGCCGAGGCACTATGATCATCGGCCATACTGTCGACAATTTTTACTTTCTCGTCTAGCGAATCTTTGCTCGCTTGTTTCTTTTTAATGCGTTTGTTTGCCACACTGCGTCACCTCACATTCCATATCTCGCAAATAGATTATTAGACTTCTCCATGTACGTTAGTCCTTGCGTCGTACTATCAACTTCATCGTCGTGGGCTGCGGTTGGGAAGCTCGTTAGCTCAGTAATATAATCGTCAATCTCAGGTCGCCAAGCCGGATGAGGGATGTAGATATTACCAGCCTCGAACTGTGCAGTAACGGCATATGCTCGCACTTCCTTGCCACCTTGCGGTTCAACCGGAATAATGCCACCAATCTCATGCTGAAGCGTGTTGATAATGGCTGGCCCGTTTGCTTTGTCTTCAATAAACTTCCGTGAAGCTTTCGGGTACATCTTGGTTACTCGTCGAATGGCGTTCAGAGTTTGTGTAAAGTCCATACGTGCATGTTCACGATGCAATAGATAACGATCAGCACCACGTGCACCCCAGACTTGACCGGCTACATAATCATCATTTTCTTTACTTTTAAAAGTGGCATCCCAAGACTGTACTTGCGTATCTAAAAAGCGTGGCAAAATCGCCGCGCTGTCGTCTAGTCCTAATTGATGTTTAATTTGTTCGTTTGGTACGTAGTAGCGAAGCCAATCCGGTTTGAATACGCCACCACCTTCAGGGATGGGATTCTGTTGATAAAGCGCCGCCCATGTTCGAGCACCAACACTCTTCTTTGTTTGTTCAGCCCAGGCTTTGTCATAGCTTAACGGATTCTGTGGTGCGAGTGTGTCGCCAATTTCACGACCTAATAAATCATCCGATTCAGTACATACTGCTGGCAACTTTAACTCAATCCACGGTCGTGCTTTCTGCTTAAGCAAACGGCCAATTAGATCATCGTCGCTCCACCTAGTCATAATGACAATGCAAGAAGAATCAGCATGTAGACGAGTTGAGAAGGTTGATTGCCATTCTTCCCATATCTTGTCACGGATTGTCTTGGACATTGCTTCTTGTGCGTTCTTAATTGGATCATCAATGATTAGCAGATCGGCACCACGACCAGTTGCACCAGATAGGATTGAAGTGGAGTACATCCCACCAGAATGCCCTTTAACACCCCAATCTGAAACCGAACTGGTTTGCTGTGAGAGCTGTAAGCCAAACATCTGCGGTGCGTAAACCATGAACTTATCACGATTCTTACGACCGAACTTGGTATATAGATCTTCGGAATAAGCTGCCATCATAACTTCTTTATCAGGGTTCTTCATGAGGTAATAGCTTGGAAAGGTTTCGGTGATACTTGCTGACTTGCCGTGACGTGGTGGCATCTCCACACATAGAAATAGTTTTTCACCGTTAATAATGCGCTGCAGGTATGAACAAATTAGTTTAACGTGCGGATAGAGCTTATAGCGGTTCTCATGAGACAAAGTAAAGTAATACTCATACTTGCGCCGAGCTAATGCCAACTCAATGCCATATTCTGCCTGTTCCTTTGGATTATTTAGGTTCCAAGCCATCTTTATCACCTTCTAGCTTTTCTAAATGCTTTATCAACTCATCTGTGCCCAAGTTATCAAATGACGAATCAACGCGACCAGATAACTCGATCTCACGTTTATCACGCCACTTTTTAGGCTGTCTGTTATTTAGCCACATTTTAATTGCTGCGACATTGGGCGCTTCGTGCTGCTTAACATCCTTTAGTCGCTTACCACTTGCACTAACTTTATCTTCGAAATAATCATAGCCAGTAGCCATTCTATAAAGGCTTGCCTCCACCACGCGATCAGCAAGTTCCTTGTTCGCCATAACTGCGTCCGATAATTTTGGACTATCGTGTTTCCACTTCATAAATGTTGAACGGGCAATCCCAAGCTTAGCAGCTATTTCATCGTTACTAAGCCCGTCTCTAGCAAGCGAACCAATAATAGACAATCCATCATCAGACAGCCAATAATTTTTATGTGATTTGCCAGTATTAGCCATTTGTGATTTCACCTCTTAATTTGAATAAAATTATGTACTGCCGTTTATTTCTAAACGACAAAAAAGAACCCACAGTGTGAGTTCCAAAACTATTTTATAAAGTTATCTGAACCATAGGGTACAGGTGTGTCTGTCCAAACTTCCTTGAGCATGATAAACAGCAAGTAGTCATAATTATTGCCAATTAAAGGCACACTCGAAAAGTTACCGTATGCCTTAGACATAATTTGAGCATGATTAAAGATAGTGGTTTCAATATCCC